GTAGTAATACTATTAATAAAATCTGATACATCCACAATTAAAGTTGTAGCATCACCTAAAGCATTAGTATCTAAAATGCCTTCATCTAAAATAAGTGTTTGAGCAAACCCTGGTCCAGTTGAGAAATTAATAAGGGCATTTACAACTGGTACTGCCACTATAAACCGCCGGCTGGATTAAGGTTACGGCCTTCATACTTGGCACGCAATATACCTTCTTGTACTAATTCGGTAATTCTACTAGTTTCAATAATACCTGGAGTATTTACGTTTACGGTTATAGGACTTGTAGTAGCTGTTGCAGCTGCTACAGCCATGGCTTGACCAGCAGAGTAATTGTTATAATAATTATTAATTATTGTACCCATACCGTTTTGTAAAGCCTGACCTGGTCCTTGATCTCCACCACGTCCTAATAAATTTAACATACCTCCTAATTTTTGAGCAGCATCTGTTGCAGCTGAGGTAAAAGTATCAACTGCTTTTGTTGCGTTCATTTCTGCTAAATACTTTTTAGCCAAAGCCTCATTGTTATCAAGTATTGCTAATTTAGCGTTAATACGCAATTTAGTTTCTGCATCAGTTGCTTCATTAAGAGCAGCTGTTAAACCAATACGTTCTAAATCAAATTTATCTCTTAATTGATCTGCAGCTGTTTTAGCTTTTAATTGATTATTTTCTTGTGTACGCAACGCAATTGATTCTTTAATCTTTTTCTTTTCTTGTATTTTTGCTAATTCACTACCAGCATTAGCACCCAGACTGTATGTAAAATTTACGCTTTGTTTTTTAATGCCTACTAAACCTGCTACAAATCCAAATACTGCTTTATCTAATCCTGCTAACTTTGTAGCAATACCACTTAATAAATCATCAAAACCTTTCAAAGTATCATCTTTGCTAAATGCGCTTAAAGAATCTAATAAATCTTTACCTATAATTTCACTGGCATTAGCAGCGGCTACTTTTAATTGATCCATCTTGCCAGCATATGTTTCTAATCTAGCTGTGGCCTGACCTGCAAACTTCGCATCCAGTTCACCCATGATTTTATCCATGTCACCAGTTGCTAGTGTGGCCTTGCTCAATCCTGCGCCTAATCTAGTTAAGGCTGTAGTCTGCCCATTAAATCCTTTAGCAACGGCCGCGCTAACTTCTTCAACGGATTTACCGGTTGCCGCACTTACATTTAATACTGTGTTTAAAGCCTTCTGGCTTTTAGTTATAGATCCACTAGCTGTAAGTAAAGTTTGAAATGCTGGGCGTAATTCATCATCTAAAACGCCGTACATCTTTTGTAGGTTGGCAATATAATATTCCACATCCGGTGCTGAAAATGCGTAGCCTGTATTCTTTAATTGTAACTCTAAAGACTTAGCGGCGGCCTCATCTTTAACAAATGCGTTAATTGCCTTCTTGCTAAAATTAACTAAAGCCGCAGCTGATAATGCTATGCCAAATGTCCTGCCTAAACTCTTTACGCTTTTCTCAAATGATTTAATTTGCTTTTGCCCTTTAGTAAGAGCCTTACCGTTAAAAGTAGCAATTGCGGAGACGACTACGTTGGCCATTATGCTGCCTTCTTTTTAATTTGTGTAGATTTATTAAACTTAGTTGCACTGGCATTAATTGCATCTAAAATGATTTTATAAACCTTATCACTATCCTGCGCCCACGCCTTGTAAATTAAACGGCCTTTAGTTTTACGGCTACTTCCACCAGGCATACCTTTAATTCTTTTCTGGCTAGTTAATGGACCCATAGCTGTAACAAATTGATACCCGGCAAATGGATTGTTAGAATCATAAGAATCGGTAGATCTTGATTTGCTTCTACTTCTAGAATCTTTTAATGCAACTGTGCCGCCTCCTTCGTGAATAGAAGTAAATGGGGCGCGACCCTGTGGGTTTAATCTACCGGCTGTTTCATATATTCTACCGGCAGCACTGACGTTATAAACATAATTGCTAACCTTAAATCCATTTTTAAACACTGCATTTTCTTGGTCGCTATAATCTATTAAACTTCTTATATGAGCAGGGTCATATTTAGGAAATGGTTTATAACCAATACCAGGTGAAGTTTCTTTAGACCATCCAGATAACACTTTATTAGGTACTAATCTTCTAGCTTGATCTCTAACTGCAAGCATGGCAGGTTTAATAGCAACCCGTATCTTTGCATGCATATCTTCATTTATAAAACTAAGGCCACGCAAAACATCTTCAATACCGACGATTTCTACCGGCTTTGTTTGCATTTTTAATCTCCTTAGCACGATCAGATAATACTTGCACGATTGCTCGTAGCATTTCTGGATCCATATCTATAAAAGCCTGCGGCGCAATCCCTGTTTCTACACTTAGCGCTGCTATGTTGTAGATTATTGAATCACGCGGTGTTATTTTTTTTCTTCGTCTAATACCTCAACAGTTTCTAGGCTGTCAATAAACTCTGTACCGAAGATGGGTACTGTGATATTAGCTCTACGTAAGCACTCCCAAGCAAGCCAGTAAATATGGGTTTGTTGCTCATGCTCACGTAGCATTTTGCTAATACCGTTAGACCACTTCAACTCGAAAGCGTACTCGACACCCGGAGTAATCTTATGTTCAGATACTTCTCCGTTAGCCCTTGTTATCTTTAGCTTTGCCATTAGTTCTCCTTATGCTACTGCTACAGCGACTGTGCTATTGCAGGTAAATGTAATGCTTTGTGAAGATATATCGGCTACTGCTCCATTTACATTCTGTAGGTTATTAACCAATACAGATGCAGTGTATGAAGGGTTAGTTGCAGATACGGCGGCAGATGTCTGTTTAATTACGCATGTTACAGTAGTGCCATAAGCAGCACGTAATGTAGGGATAACTGTTGCAGCAGCATTATCATTTAGGAAGTCTAAAGTGATTGTGCTTGCCTCTAAGCCTTTAGCAAACTTATGTGCAGTATCGCCCATAGCGGTTACTTCTAGCTCATCAAATGATTGGTTAATAGTTACAGCTGTTACATACGCTGATAAATCAACGCTGTTTAATGTAACTGAAACGCCATTGTTTAAGAATATGGCCATGATTACTCCTCGTCTTTTTCTTTAGTAGTTGCAGGTTTTGGTGCTTCTTTAATTTGGCCTATCTTCTTTAAGAAGGCTAAGTTTTCTGCGTCTGTGCTCATTTTAACTCCAGCTCGTTAGGATTGAAACGGTTATATCACTTGTTAATAGATCTCCACTTGCCACACTTGCTATAGCTGGAGCGGACACGCTAGTAACACTAATTGATAGACTTGATGCTGCCAGTTTATTGAACACTGCAACGATCATGGTTTCAATGTTTGATAGGTCGGATTGATTATTTAATGATGGTACTGCCATGAGAATTTTAAAATTAGCCATAGGCGATACTGTTGAGTAGTCACCATTGGACGGTACTAAATATGGATCACTAGGTGTAATTACAACGCTGTTAGGTATAAGTGTGGCTGGTGGGAATGAAAATATATTCCATACGCCAGTATTAGTTAGATCAGTTGCAAGTGTTGATCTAAGTGTAGTAATTGCAGCTGTCATTAACCGACCATTGTATTAGGGCTAGAGTAAGGTGCGATGAGACCTCGTACTCTGTTTATAAGCTGGTAGCCCATGGCGTAACGGTTAGGGCTCATGCCATCCATACCGTTGCCTCCGTTCATTGAAACCTGACGTGCCTGAAATATATCAACGGCAATTATCATGGCTGCCTGTGTTATAGCTGGTACTGCATTGTATGCAGCTGTCTTATAGCCAGGGCCAGTTGCTGTGCCGTATGGCAAGATGCGATGGAATGGATCATCACTTGCTGTCTTTGCAAATTGTATAACTTGAAAACCATTAGGGTATGAACTAAATGCGTAAGCACTCCAGAATGCAGTTGTCATGGATGTTGGTACTGTGCTACCAGGATATGAACCTGTAAGAGTATATGTGCCATTATATGTTGCGCCACAAGCGGCTAGGGTCACGCTCTGCCCGGTCACAAATATTCCAGGATTGGCTAATACAACAGTAGCAACATTATTACTAAGACTTGCTCCTGCTACTGGTGCTGTGTTAAACCACAAATAAGAATTAAGAAGGTCTTCACTTGTTTGACAGATAGATTCTAAATCGGCATCGGAGTAGAGATTGCCTATACCAAGATTAGATCTTAGTTGAGCAACAGTTACATAACTTGCGGTCATCTCTACTCCTTTGCTAATAGCTCCGTAGGGCTAGGGCTACTAAACCC